TTGGCCAGAAGCAGACACCGAAGATGGGTTTCATTGGTCAACTGAGGAGATAATTCGTACCAAAAACAACACACCACCCTTTAAATTTGACGCATTGTACGGACAAGCGCCGTCTGCGGAGGAAGGAAACATAATAAAACTAGATTGGTGGCAAAATTGGGAGCATCCCGACCCACCTGACTGTGATTATGTTATACAATCATGGGATACAGCGTTCTCTACACGTACAACAGCCGACTATTCTGCAGTTACAACGTGGGGTGTCTTTACAAAAGGACTAGATATGCCTAATCTCATCTTATTGGGGGCAGAAAAAGGTAGATGGGACTACCCGACCCTCCGAGAAAAGGCTGTTAAAAAATATAATGAGCATGATCCTGATTCAATCTTAATAGAAAAGAAAGCATCGGGGCAATCATTGATACAAGACTTACGTTTAACTGGTTTGCCTATCTTTGAGTTTCAACCAGACAGAGATAAAGTGGCAAGAGCTTACTCCATTACATCATTGTTTCATAATAGACGTATATTTGCCCCCTTTCGAAAGGATTGGGCAATGGAAGTTATAGATGAATCAAGAGCTTTTCCTGCAGGAATGCATGATGATTACATGGATACGCTAACACAAGCATTAATCTGGATGCGAAATGGTGGATATGTTGTGCATGGTGGTGATACATGGCTTGACAAAAAGGAACAACAGATTTATAATAGGGAAAGTAGAAAATACTACTAAAGGGGATACATGGCTATAGAAAAAAGAATACAATTAGAAGACGATGACGCAATAAGCGCACCGTTACCTACAGAAGACGCAGAAGAAGTTACAGTTACACCAGACGGTGGTGCTGAAATTACAATTACTGATCAACAAGAAATAGAAGCAGCAGAAGCTATGGGTTTGATGGACGAAGAACCTATGCAAATGTTTGGGCCATTCGATGCTAACTTAGCAGATACAATGGCAGAAGAAGATATTGATAAAGTTTCTTCAGATCTATTAGAAGGTTTTGAAAAAGATAAAGAATCAAGAGAAGAATATGATGAGATTGCTGAAGAAGGTGTAAATCTTTTAGGTTTAAAATATGAAGAGGGGGCAGGAGCGTTTCCCGGTGCATCAGGTGTTACACATCCAGTACTTGCACAATCAGTAGTTAAATTTCAAGCAAAAGCATACAAAGAATTATTTCCAACTGAAGGCCCCGTTCGTACAAGAATCATGGGAACACAAACTCAAGAAAAATTAGAACAAGCAAATCGTGTACGTCAGTTTTTAAATTGGCAAACACAAATGCAAATGGCAGAGTATGGGCCAGAGCTAGATAAACTTTTATTTCATGTTGCATTATATGGAACGGCATTTAAAAAAACATACTGGAATCCAACATTACAAAGACCAGTAACACAATTTATTAAAGCACAAGATTTTTATACTGACTATTATGCATCAGATTTAGAAACAGCAGAAAGATATACGCATAAATATTTGTTATCTAAAAATGAAATTAAAAAAATGCAACTTGCAGGAATCTTTAAAGATGTTGAAGTCGATCCAGACTATAGCATTGAACAAAGCGGTGCAAAAGAATTAGAAGATGAAGTTGTTGGAAGTTCTCAACCGGGATCAAACGATGAATATATAGATTGTTTAGAAATACATGCGAATATAGATCTACCGGGTTTTGAAGATCCAAACGGAATCAAACTACCGTACGTTGTTCACATGACAAGTGAAGGGATTATTCTTTCTATTAGAAGAAACTACGATCAAGAGGATCCTCTTCGTAAAAAGAAAATGTACTTTACTCATTACACAATGATTCCGGGTTTAGGTTTTTATGGTTATGGTTATATTCATTTAATTGGTGGATTAACTAAAACAGCTACTTCCTCCATGCGTCAATTAATTGATGCTGGTACCTTTGCTAACTTGCCGGGTGGTTTTAAGGCACACGGACTTCGTGTCCTTGCCCCCGACGAGCCAATAGCTCCGGGTGAATTTAGAGAAGTAAACGCACCTGCTGGTGACTTGGGTAAGTCTTTACAGATATTACCATTTAAAGAACCATCATCTACGTTATTTAATTTAATGGATTACGCTTCTAAACTAGCTCAGCAATTTGCTGATTCAACAGATAATATAGTTGAGAATGCGTCAAACTATGGGCCGGTCGGTACGACTATGGCTCTGCTTGAGCAGTCTTCAAAACTGTTCAACGCTGTGCACAAGCGTTTACACGCGGCACAAACAAAAGACCTGCGTATACTCACGAGGTTAGACTCTGAGTATCTTCCTGACTTGTATCCCTATGAAGTAGCAGGTGGTGCACAGCAAGTATTCAGGAAAGATTTCAACTTAAAAAGTATAGATGTCATTCCTGTATCCGATCCTAACATGCCAACAGAAGCACACAGGATTGCGAAAATAAATGCTATCATGTCCATCGCTCAACAGAACCCAGCTGCTTACAATATGGAGCAAATAGGTATGGAACTGTTTTCAGCGATGGGCGTGGAAGAACCACAACGATATTTAAAACAACAGCAACAACCATTTAGTGCTGATCCTATTTCAGAAAATATGGCGGCATTAAAGGGGGCACCACTACAAGCAAAGCAAGAACAAAATCATGACGCTCACATAGTAGCACATGGAACATTCTTGCAAAATCCATCGTATCAAAGTCCGGGTGTACAACAAGTATTAACATCACATTTACAAGATCACTTAGCAATGAAGTACAAACAAGAGATGGCACAAATGATCAATGATCCACAGATGCAACAAGTTATTATGTCTGGCCAACAACTGCCACCAGAAATGGAAAATCAAATTGCTTTATTATCTGCAAATGCTTCTGACAAAGTTATGAAGTTAGATGAAGAAAAAGCGAGAATAATGTCTGGCGAAACAAAAGATACAGCACAAGAACAAATTGAAATACAACGACAAGACTTAGCATTACGTGCGCAGAAATTAATGAACGATATGAAAGTGCATCAAGACAAAATGGATTTAGAAGAATCTAAATTAATGATTGATGATGAAAACAAAGATGAAGATCGTAAATTAAAAGAAGCAAAACTTGCAATGGATTCAGCAAAAGATACAATGCAAGAAGTACAAGCTGTGATTAATACAACAATAGGAAGATCATAGTATGGCAACAAAAACAAAAACTAAATCAAAAGTTAATCAGGCTGGTAACTATACTAAGCCGGGATTAAGGAAGCAGATTTTTAATCGTATAAAAAGTCAAGCTTCTCACGGAACGGCCGCCGGTCAATGGTCAGCGCGTAAAGCGCAAGCATTGGCAAAGGCTTATAAAAAAGCTGGAGGAGGATATAAGTAATGCCTAAATATGCAATGAAAACACCTGCTGCCAAAAGAAATAAAAAACCTTTAAAGGGCAAGCAGAAAAACTTAGATGCAAATAAGGATGGTAAAATTTCTAAAAAAGATTTTACGATGCTGAAAAAGAAAAAGAAAGGTTAACGTATGGCAAGTAGAAGTGGCGGAAGCCGAATCAACACAAACAAGGTTCGTTCTGGGCCAGATCAAGCATTTACATTACCAAAAGGTACAAGTGCAGCACCGATCAAGGGGCCGGGTATGGGTGTAAAACCAAAAGCAAAATCGAAACCAAAACCAAAATCAAAGCCAAAAGATATAAAATACAAAAGTGGTTCAATGAAAGGTTTTACAAACGTTACTCAAACATATAAAAAAGAAATAGCCAAATTGCAAAAATTGTTAGATAAGGCTCGCAAGAAATAATGAAAGGAGTATTTATGAAAAGTATTTGGAATAGAATAAAAGACGGATCTAAAACAGAAAAAGTTTTAGGTGCTATTGTTATTGCTTTAATTATCGTAATTATTTGGTAATGAAGAAAGCAATTCTAAACGCTCTCGCATTAAAATACGAAGCGCAAATAGAAGAAGCAAAAACGACTATTAATATTTATTTAAATAATCCTGTGGGTATTGGGGAACATCCCCAACACCTAGAGGAAATAGATAAATTATTAGATGCAATGACAACAGCTGAAGATAAATTAGATTCGTTAAGAAGACACTGGGGTTAACATGAGTCGTTTAAAAAAATCTCAGAAAAGTTTAAAGCAATGGAGTGAACAAAAATGGCGAACGAAGTCTGGGAAGAAGTCAAGCGATACTGGGGAAAGATATCTACCAGAGAAAGCAATCAAAGCTCTATCATCTGCGGAGTATGCGGCAACGACAAAAGCAAAACGCCAAGGAACAAAAAAGGGCAAACAGTTTGTGAAGCAACCAAAGAGCATTGCAAAGAAAGTAAAAAAGTATAGGAGTACATAATGGCTGATCCAAGATTAAAACGAGCGGGAGTAAGTGGTTTTAATAAACCAAAGCGTACACCCAGTCATCCTAAAAAATCACACATTGTTGTGGCAAAAGAAGGTGACAAAATAAAAACAATTAGATTTGGACAACAAGGTAAAAAAGTAGGAACAGTTTCAGGTACAGCAGGAGCACCAAAAGCGGGAGAGTCTGCTAGAATGAAAGCAAAAAGAAAATCATTTAAAGCCCGCCACGGCAAAAACATTGCCAAAGGTAAAATGTCAGCGGCGTTTTGGGCTGATAAGGTTAAGTGGTAGGTGGCGTTTCTCGTAGCAAACGTACCTCCAGTTAAAGTTCACGTTAAAAAAGAATATCTTTACGATCACCAAAAAGGTCATGGTGAATTTACAGAAGGTATTTGGGTATCATGTAAATCAATACAAGGCAGAGCTTTGTACTTTGAAACATATTTACCTGAGTATGCAGCACTTTATGATAAACTTCCTATAAGTGCTTTTGTTACTTCACCTGATGTAAAAGAAAATATTGCTTTAGAAGAACTAGAACTTTGGGATGCATTCAGTTATCACATCACTGTAATAGAAAAAACAACAGTACCACCAAGAGCAAAGTATTTATCTCCATCAAAGAAATGGTATCAAGGAGAATATTTATTTACTATAGATAGTTGCCATCCCGATCATAACTTACCTAATGTAAACTATTCAGAGATACCAGAAGAACATAAATCATTTAATATTTTGCAATTAGATAACGGACATTTTGCAGCCCAACCTAATAATAGAACCTTATTCTATGACAAATCGCTGACTCCATCAGAACCAAAGCAACCAGATTTCAAAGTATCAACAAAAGAATATAATGTAGAATCTGTAAGCAAATGGACGGCGGGAGATGACACAAATTATTTTTATAAATTCCTTGAACAAAAATAAATAATATGCTATAATAATGTTGATCGCCATAATGGGATCATAACAACAACGCTCAACGGAGGTTATATGAACGTTATAAACTGGGAACCGTACAAACCATTTACAGTAGGGTTCGATTCAATACTAGATAGACTCATGGATATTAACACTGAGTCACCAAACTATCCACCATACAATATTAGAAAGATCGATAACTTAAACTACGTAGTCGAAATGGCTATAGCTGGTTTTGGTAAAGATGATATTAATATTGAATATGCAGACAATACAATGACAGTTAAGTCTATTAAAAAAGATAAAGCTGAAGACAAAGATATTCTGCATAAAGGTATTTCGCAAAGATCATTCATCAGATCGTTTGCTTTAGCAGATGATATGGTGGTGAAGGATGCAAAACTAGAGAATGGTTTACTATCAATTCACATTGAAAAGATTGTACCAGAGGAAAAGAAACCTAAAACAATTAATATTAAATAAAGTACGGGGGTACTAAACTGCCCCCTTACCTACAGGAGGCAAGATGGATGCAAGTACTTTAAAAAATAATTTATTAAAAGCTTTAGATGAAGCGATTGATGCCAACAAAGATCAGCTATCTGGTGTGGGGGCAGATGATTTCGCTTCATATAAATACATGTTAGGCATTGCTCATACACTGCAAGACATGAAATCTAGGGTACTAGATGAACATAAAAAACTATACAAGGAGAATAATCTATGACAATAAAGACATTACCAAAGCCTTCTGGCTTTAGGATATTACTCAAACCAAGAGAAGTATCTAATAAAACAGCAGGAGGTATCATACTAACAGACGACTCTAAGGATGCGGCGAAGTTTTCTTGCGTTGTATCTCAAGTAATTGACATGGGAAAAGACTGTTATAACGATAAAGATTCTAAATGGTGTAGTATAGGAGACTGGGTTTTAACCGGAAAATACGTCGGATTAAAAGTAAAACATGACGGAGAAGAGTATTCTCTGATCAATGATGACGAAGTAGTGGCGGTAATACCAGATCCTTCTAAAATAACACACAAATAGACTTGCATTAATTTAATTATTAGTGTAGAATATAACAAAGCGTAACACGCGGATCGCAACCGAAGGAGGTCTAATGGTAGACGAAATTAAAAAAGAAGAAGAACAATTAGAAGAAGATATAATTGTTGATCTTCCAACCGAAGAATCTGAAGGCAAAAAAGAAACTATGCCTGAAGAGCCTGTTCAAGAAGAGGCTCCAGTCCAATCCGAAGAAACTGTAGAAGAAGAAATTGATGTTGAGGAATCAACAGATGATGACGATGATACAGACATATCTGAAGATCCGGAGGAATCTAAAGACAAAAAACAATTTGGCAAGCGTGCTGAGAAAAGAATCAAAAGGCTTGTTAAAGAAAAGAAAGATTTAGAAGCTAGATTAAAAAATCTGGAAGACCAAGAGAAATCTTGGACAACAGAAAGAACGAAACTTCAAAGTCGAACTAAAGATTCCGAACTGCAAGCAATTAACTCTTACATTGAGAGATTAAATGCTCAGGAGAAACAGTCCTTATCTGCACTCAAAACAGCCAAAGAGGCAGGAGATATTGATGCGGAAATTAAAGCACAAGACGCTTTAGCTTCAGTTAAAGCTGAAACTTTAATCGCACAGCAGTACAAGGCAAGGGCTGAAACTGATACGACAGTTAAAGAAGAACCAAAACAAGAACCAAAAACAGAGACTCCACAGAGTTCTGTTCCAGATCGTAAAGCTTTAAATTGGCAAAAACGAAATGAATGGTTTGGTGGAGGTACTACTAAAGATCGTATCATGACACAAGCAGCTATGGTAATTCACAAGGAATTAATTGAGGAAGGTATTATGCCTGCCAACAATCCAGATG